ATTTTTCTGCGATCAGAGCATTAACTTCGTCCATCAAAGACGTATATTGGGCTTCTTGGGCTGTAGTGATTGCGGCATAAATATCATCATCACTCATCTGGTCGCCATATTCTGCCCTGATCATATCGGCAATTTGTTCAGGGGTCATCCCATCAAGCAGGGCTTCTGCAATCTTTGCATTAACTGCATCCATCAAAGACGTATATTGATTTTCTATCGCCGTAGTAATCGCCAAATTAATGTCATCCGGGCTCATCTGGTCGCCATATTGCGCCGTGATTAAGTCCATAATTTCTTGTTCACTCATTCCCTCTGCCAGCTTCTCTGCGATCAGAGTATTAACTTCATCCATCAAAGACGTGTATTGGTTGTCTAGCGCCGTAGTAATCGCCAAATTAATGTCATCCGGGCTCATCTGGTCGCCATATTGCGCCGTGATTAAGTCCATAATTTCTTGTTCACTCATTCCCTCTGCCAGCTTCTCTGCTATCAGGTCTTGGACTTCCGTCATCATTGTGTCGTATATTCCCTGTTGGGCTTCAGCGATTGCGTTCATGATGTCATCATCGCTCATCGTTTCGCCGAATTGTTCCTGAATCATTGCAAAAATATCATCTTCACTCATTCCCTGTGCTAGATTATCTTTGATCATTTGTTGGACTGCATCCGTGGTAGCGTAAGCGGAAAGAGCGCCTCCGAAAGGATCCCCTAGTGCTCCCCAACCTTGTTCCTCAAGCAGCTTTTGTATTTGAGCTGCATCGGGAAGCCCTGCCAGTTGCGCATCTAAAGTTGCTTGGTCTATATAATTCTGGTCTGGTATGTTCCCGATAGATTCATCAATCATTGCCTGCATTGTCGGTGTCCAGTTTTCCGGCATCCAATCCGCCTGTCCCATTTTTTGCAGGGTTTCATAATCAATTGGCAGTGTATTTTTAAACAGGTCTTCAGCATCAGCGGCAGTCAAAACATCGCTGAAATTAAAATCTGGGCCGATGCCCGCTTCTTGCATAGCTGCGGCAATGGCAGCCTTTATATCTTCTTGGTTTGTTGCTCCGGGAGGTGTTGTATCCTCCTCTGTTGGTGTATCTGGTTGTTCTATGGCTTCCAAGGTATCGGGGTCTCTCAGTCCTTGTGCCATTTGTAAAATCCACGAGGCGTCTCCTATTGAAATCGTGCCGTCTTGGTTCACATCAGCCACACCTAATTGTTCTGGAGTAAGCTGACTTACTTCGCCTAAATGTTCAATAATGTTTTGGGCTGTTATACCTTTATAAGAATACTCTGTTGCATCTGTTGTATCTGGTGTATTTGTAACGTCCTCATCAGGGGGTCCCCATGGTTTGTCAAAATCTCCGGCTTCCAGTCTATCGATAAGGGGTTGCAGCATTCCAGCCAAAGCCGGATTGTTTGCTATCTGTTCCTTCATCTTGGGTATGTCTGAAACAGAGTAAGATTTGTCCGTTGGACCATAGACAAAACCTTCGCTGGCTTCTTGTTGTTTTGGTTTTCCTTTTGGTTTTGGTCTTGCTGGCATTATTTTCCTTTGGGTTTAGGTTGGTTCATTTTTTCACGGGATACTTGTGCCCTGAGCGCGGCTATATCTTCCTGACTGCGAATCTTCTCTTCATCCATTTCATCACGTTTTACCATTTTCTCCCGATCCAGTTCAAGTCTTTCCTTGCCAAGCGTCTTGTCGTCTTGGTTCTCCTGTGATCTTATCATAAGTTCTTTTTCCTTCAATTCCAAGACACCTTCATTATCACCGGAAAGTTCCATGATTTCATTAAGTTCCGGCATCAGTTGTTCCAGTATCTCGTTTTCAATCTGTGCTTTCAGTTGCTCACGCACCGGATTGGGAGGCATAGGAGGCGGTTGTGCCCCTCCCTGCTGCTGTGCCATTTGCTGTTGTTGCATCATGGCTTGTTCCTGCTGCAACTGTTGCTGTAATTGTGGGTCCTGCGCTGCCATCTGTTGCATTTGCTGTTCGGCAATCTGGGCTGCTTTCAGGGACACATGCTGGAAAATGTGTCCCAGCAAAGCTCCAGCGACCGGCGGAGCCATTTTTGCCATGGGATTGCTCATGAAAGCCATGTGAACACTAATGTGCGCGTCGTGATCCTGTTCGGGAAACGCGTTTAAGGGTGCTCCCATTAAGGTGCTTCCATTCTCCATGGCCGGGTCCACCGGTGCTGGGGGTGGTGGGTCGGGAAGCAACAAAGTTTCAATATTCTGTGAACCGAGTGCTGTGTACATGCGCCTGTACGCTTCCTTTATATTATGTATTTCCGGATTGCTCTGTACCAGTTGCAGTTCCTGCTGGGCCAAGGAAATACGCTGGGCAAAGGAGAAAAAATTGGGGTCGGAAACTGGAACAATATCAACACGGTTGTCAAAATCCGCCTGCTTGATCATCTGGTCGCCGCCAACAACCTGATACGGATATTCCGGTGGCAGGAATTCCGAGAAAACTCTTGCCAGTATCTTGAATTCTATTTTTTGGGCATAGTGCAATCGCTTGTGGACAGCGGACATGACCTTGGTCCCCTGTTCAAGAAGTGCCAAAGTGGTGCCGACGGCTGCCTGTTCATTGCCTTCGCCCACCTGCATGTCGGTAACAGCGGCAAAGCGTTGCCCTGCTTCGACACAAAATCCCATCAACTGGAATAAAGTTTGACTAGGTTCCTTGTAGGGGAGAGGTAACAGGGAATCTTTCAGGGCACCGCCGGGTGCGTCTACATCCCGGAATTCACCGGGCTCCAAAGGTGTTTCGTCGTCCCTGATCCGCAGTCCACGGGCCTTGAATCCGGCAGGAAGATTAGACAGGGTACCTGCATCGATCAATTGACGCAGGGCTGCGGTCGCTGTTCTCGACAATCCGCCGATCATGTGAATCAAACCAAAGCCGTAAAAGCCCAAGCCGGGGAGGAATTTATAGTGGACAAAATACTGTATCTTTCGTTTTAACGGATCGTCTTCACGGTAATTCCGGCGAATCGCCAAAATCTGGCTGGAAGTCTTGTCAATGGTAATAATAAAGGGTAAATGCAGTCCATTTGGGTCTTCAAAGCCCACCAATTCGGTGGAAACGTGGAATTCCAGCAGTTCGTACAGCATATCGTTGCCACTACCAGGCTGCAATCCCTCGATTTCGTCTATTTTTGACTGGGTATCGCTGTCAAAAACGGTATAAGCGGGTTTAATCTCTATGTCCCGATAAAATCCGGACAATTGCTGGTTCCGGACTTGGTTGTAAGTCATTTTGACTGCATGGGTAATCCGCTCGCAAGTCTCCAAATCACTGGCTGTATAGGGCACTACAAGGTCTTCGACCGGTACAAAACGGCTCACGGCCCGCTGTAAGTTGGGATCGTAATAGGTTTTCTTGAATGCAGAGCCTGCCAGAGGCAAATAGAACAATAATTGGTCCATTTCCGGCGTATATTCTTCCATTACCGTGGTAATCTGGTAGTTCATGAACTCCCTTACCCGGTCTGCCTGTGCCTCAATTTCCGGTGTGACCAGCCCAATTACGTCGGTTTTGACCGGACCCGAGGAAGGCAACAGTTCTTTAAAGGCCTGTGCCTGAAATTGGGTTACGGCTTCCGCCAACAAGGGATGGGTAACGCCGGAGGCGCCCGGAAAAGGTCGATCCCGGTCTTCGTATTTGAATCCAAGCAGGCTTAATCCCTTGACATAGGCGTCTTCCCATTCGTCACGGCTCATCCGGTCCTCTTCAAAGTCCCCGAGAAGCTGGGCAGCAATGGCTCCGAGCTCGGAATCGTCTATATAGTCGGCTAAATTGGCATCAAATGGGATGTCTAGCAACATATCCTCTTCATCGGGCATAAAATCAAGGAGGGCGCTGCCGTCTCGCTGGAAATTGACCTCAATATCGCCTCCTTCCGGAAGCGGTTCTTCGATTTCTACTTCTTGTCCGGCTTCAATGTCCAGATCGATCAGGTCCGTGACCCGATCAATATTGGTTGGTTGTTTGATTTCGTCTATAGCCATCCTATTTCCACTGGTTTAAGGCATAGTTTACCTTATTTTCCACGAGACCGCCTCTTGCTAATTTTGTAATTTTAGCCTTTTCCCCTGTTGTTGCTCTTTCAACGGTTTTTTCGCCGGCTGCCAAATCAGCTTTAGCCACAGGTTTTATATCTAAATCTTTTCCCGGGTTCCAATATATATTAACTTCATGTTTTTTAGGGCGTGAAGACAAAACTCCTCCCTTGTGCCTTAGTCCTTGATAGCCTGATTTTTGAAGGATTGATGCAAACCCATGAAAATATTCGTCTAACTCACCAACGGTAATATTTTCATAAGGAGCCAAAGCCCTCATTTCATCGTACAATTCTACCAAAGATGCTTTTGGATTATCGTCGAGAAAATCTTGTGTGCGAAGCAAAAATTCATCCGTCATTTCAAAAGTCTCACCACGAGATTTTATCTTATAATCTCCTCCTCTTTTAATGGATTGTTTTATGCTCGGAGGAACCGACTGGTCCATGTCAAACAATTTTAATTCTTTTTTAGGGGTTATTTCATAAAGGTTTCCTTCTTTTCCTGCATAACCTTTTGCAGTACCTGTTCTTGACGTGGTATAAAACCCACTCCCATAAGCAGAGTCTGTATAGCTTGCATAATCCTCAAAGCCCATAAATTCTTCTGGAAGTTCTCCTTTTGCGCCGTGGTACATTTTGGTCTTAGGAGAAGCATAACCGGATGTGGAAGGCATGTAGCCTGTTCTTACTGATGGCAACAGCGGTACTTCGCCGGCCCCTTCCATGGTTCTTTCAACGGTTTTATCGATTCTTGCCTCGGGAACAGGTTTGTGCTCTATTTGCAGGGATGCTTCAGGTACTATATCGTCCAAGATTTCTTCGCCTTGTTTCTTCTTGACAATGCTCTTTATTTTATTACGAAGCCAAGGAACACCTTTGGTTACACCTAATTGAAGTAGTCTAGTTATACCATAAACTCCCCATCCAATAGACAGCAGAATTAGAGCATCTTCCACCGCTTCACTGCCTAATGTGTTCTCGAAAGGAACAATTTTATCTATAACTTCCGGTGTTTGTTCCGCCCATGCCCAAAAACCCATGTCATGGTATTTATTGAATTTCTTTTTGGCATATTCCTGGTGTTGTTCGTCTCCTCGTAATCCCTTACTTGCGAGCCAAAGACTACGGAAATCTTCTGTTTCTTTAGGGTGGGTTTTTTGTAGGTCCTGCCAAGATGGATCAGCCATCATCATGGCGGCGCCAGTCTCGCCAAACCTGTTCACCAACCAGTCGATTTCAGGAGCCATGGCCGCCCATGCACCGAAACGAAGAGAACCGACGCCAAGATCGCGCCCTGCCTGACGCATTGCCTTACCGGTTGCTTCAGAGGTAGGGATTTCTTCTTTGGTTTGGGGATAGGCTCCCGCATAAGGAGACAGAGTATCGTAAGCCATTAGAAATTAATGGCAGGATTAAAAAACGCCGGTAAAATTGGTGCCGCGTTTAGCGATGCCTCCGCCTCTTGATTTACCT